AACTTTCATTACACCCACCTGATCAGAGATGGATACCGCTTTATTAGCGACAACGGCCAAGAGTTAGAACGCCTAGGAATTTGGGTTCGTTAGTTGGGTATTATTACGGTTAAGCGTACTGCTTACCTTTCCACTGCTTCACTTTCCAAAAAACAGTAGTGGTATATCTTTCCCCAGAAGTTACAGTCTTAACACCGTGTGCATAATTTGCGCCACCTGGGAAATACACTAGCGTTCCAGCCTTAGGCTTAAAAGATATATCGTATTGGCTAAAGAAAAATTCTCCACCCTCGTAATCATCAGCGTAATACAAAACATTGCTTAAGTCTCGCCAAGATTCACACACCTTGTCAGCGTGCTCGTTTAGATGATCGCCAGGTAGGTATCTCGCCACTTGGTTAAATACTCCAGGTTCCACTTCGCAATCAAACTTTTCCTCTAAAAGAACTTGAACTTTTTGTCTATAAAAATCCATCAGCTCAACCAACTCTTTATCTTCGTTAAACTTTAATATAGATAAAGGAAATTCTACTGGATTAGGGTTTTCGGCAAACCCTGTTTTTTTAATAAAATCATTAACTATTTTTAAGTGTTCTTCAGAGATAAAATTTTCAACTATATAAATATTCTTTACATCTTCAGGGTCTATCAATACATCTTCAGAACCTTCGTAAAAATATCCGCTGTTATTTTTTATGTACATTTTAATACCAAACTGGCTTTGAGCCTTGTGTTATAATTTTTTTGATCTTTGAACCCGGGGCTGCATTTATTGAATAGGTGGTGCATCTGTTGTCCCAAACTATTATATCACCAGTACTCCAAGTAGTCGAAAAAACATTTTGCTCATCCTGAAAAAACTCAAGCAAGTAAGCTAAATATTTTTGCCAAACATCATTGTCTTTACCTATAGTAGAAGGGCCGCTATAAAAAACTGATTCCCTATTTGTCTCTGGATGGATGCGCAATGCCGGGTGCTTATATTCTTGTTGAGACTGTCTTTGATGTAAGTCTCTTGGGTTTTTAATATTCCAACCAGTAATATTGTGTTTAGTTATAAATTCAACAATTTTTGGATCCAACAAATTTCTTACTTTTTCTAAATCAACCCAACTAATTAAATTAGATTCCCCTACAGATTCAACAATCTCCATCATACATATATCTGCTACCTTAGTGTCCCAGCACAGATCATTTTGCCATCTTGCGTAATAGCCATATTCTCCAGGGCCAGCATTTTGTAGCGGGGCAAAGAAAGAGTAGTCGTAATCCTCGTCAACCAAAATTGAAGATTCACCTGGAGCAAATGCTTCAATAAGGCTTTCTGTATCTTCAGGACAAAAATCTTTGAATACCAACACTTTATGGTCTAAAAGTAGACAGGGATCGTCAATTATTCCATTTTCAATTATTTTACCAAAATTAGACATACGACAATTATAGCATTTTATATTTTAAAAATCTTATACAATTAAAAAATTGTTGTTAACCAACTAAATTGTAGATGTCCAATAACATATTCTCAATTTCTTGATGAGTAAACAGTTCTCTATTTTGTCTTGTTACCTCTGATAATAGTGACTCAACTGATGCCTTAACGCTAGCTAGCTTTGCGTCGTCTTTATTTAAAAGTAATCTACTCATATTTAGTCCTCATCGTTTTGTAGCATTTGGTGCGTGTAGTGCACAGCCAGAGCAACACCAGTAGCTATCATAGCTATCTTTCTTGTGTCACCTGACAGTGTAATAAATACTACCACGCTACCTGCTAATGTAAACGATAGTCCAGCTGTTTCTTTAGCGAACTTCTTAATGAAGCCCCATAAGTTGAACTTTCTTTCCATTGTACCCTCCTCGTATTTAAATATACTATTTCTTGTGAATTTTCCGTTTTCGTCTTCTTCTGGGCCGGCAATTTCTCCGGCTGCTTCTTGACCCTCTTCTTCTCGCCTGCTGCGTCCTTCAGTATTAGTACTACCAGATCCTCCAGAGCCACCTCCAGAACTACCTCCAGAGCCGCCTGTAGAGCCTCCAGAAGCTCCTCCTGTGGCTGCAGTTCCAACTACGCCAGCAACAGCTGTAGTAGCTGCTATGAGCGTTCTACGGCTTCCTACGTCAACCTGGGAACCTACAGCAACGTAGTCGTCAAAGCCTTCTCCGTAGATATCGACTTCTTGCTCAAGAGCATCTTTAATATCGTCTGGTGCATTAGTGAGGGCTTCTGCCAATTGGGCTTCTTGTTCTGGTGATACATTTGCCACGTCTAGGGCAGCAAACACTTCTGTGGCTTGGTCTGGAGTTATGCTTTCTAGAACTTTAGGGCTTGCGGAAAGTTCAGCTGATTGACCTGGATCAATGCCACCCTCTTGACCCGTGATCAAGTCAACGACTTGTGATACTTGGTCATTTGTAATTGTGTCTGACTCCAACACATCTACGATGACACCAACCGACTCGGCATCTAGTTCGTTACCTAAGACGGCAGTAAAGGTTTCAATCAAAACCTCGTTGCTTACTTCTTCGTCAAAGACCGCACCAAGAACAGTGTTCAACAACTCTGAGGTGAGTTCGTCTGCCAATACATCAACGATGAGGTCAATTGTTTCTGCATCGGAAAGGTCATCGTCAAACACGCTGTCGAAGATTGCTTCTGTTTCTGACATGCTCAGGTTTGTTTCAAGCAAGTCTCCAAGTACGGTCATAGTGTCCGCAACCGATATATCTTCGTCAAATACGGCTGCCATAACTGTGTCTAGGTCGCCAGAACTAAGCGGACCATCAAAGATTGACACCAAAGCCGACACCATATTCTCAGCAGAAGTATCTTCCGAGAACGCCGAATCCAAAACTGCCGTCAACTGTGCGCTAGTGATGTCTGCATCCAACATCGTTGTTAGTGCTTCAGTGAATACATCTGCCGAAACATCTTCGGTGAACACGGCTTCTAGGACATTGTCAAACTGTGTGTTGGTAAGTTCTGCACCAAGGAGAGTGTCAAGAACAGCGCCAACCTCGTCAGCCTCAATATCGGTAGTGAACGTATTTTCAAGAATATTGTCCAATATGACTGTCGTGATTGGCTCGTTGTCTTCTATGTCTGTGAAGGTATAATCATCTGGTGGAATTATTACTACTACCGTTTCGGTTTCTGTTGGGTCTATTTCAATTGGTTCTGAATATTCTGGAATTGTCTCTGTTGGCAATTCAATTCCAGTTCCTGTTTCTACGGGAAGCGGCACCGTTGTGGATTCTGTTTCAGGCTCTGGGTATTGCGGGAGTGGCACTGTTGTACCGTATGGGGGAGTCACGACGACAGGAGCGACAGTCGTACTGGTCGTAGTTGTAGTAGTAGATGAAGTGGGTGTCGGGTCAAGAACAGTTGCATCAACGGTTACTTCAGGACCATAGGTGCAACTACCAGTTCCAACCCCAGCACACCCAGCCGTCATTGCTTTGATGCCGAAACGAACGGGTCCATATCCAGTCGTGACAGGATTGCTACCAGAGAACATTTCAGTGCTCAACGAGTAGTTGGTTCCTTGATTAGTCCAAACTCCCCAACCACCCGATGTTGCTCCACCGATTACGGTGAGGTCGTAGAAACTAACTGAGTAACCGTAGATAGAAGCATTACTTGCCGCCGATGCATCCCAATCAAGGTCAACACTTCCATCTGCGTTCGCAACGGCAGTCAGGTTTGTAACTGGATTAAGGTACGCCGCAGTAATCGTGTTGTTGGACTCGACATATCCAGAGCCTGAGAAATTGTTTGTGTTTAGCGCAGTAACACCAAAAGTATTTCCACTGGCTGTGGAGAACGAGTTCGCACTTACTCCGTTGTATACCGAAGAGCCGTCATTCCAATTGTTTGAAAACTGAATAGCGGTTGTGTTTCCATTGAATGTGTTACCTGAAACCGTTTGGTTGCCAGCGCCAACCGCCCAACTTGTCGGAATCCATGACGAGAAGTACACGCCAACACCGTTTGAAGTAAATGTCGAATTTAGAACTTGCTGACGGTTGAGCCCTCCTAAATATGCACCAACCTGTGTGTTTCCTGTGAACTGGCTGTTATTTATTTTGACAAAGCGCTCGGTACGAATACCATAAGTATTTGATGTAAATGTAGAGCCATTGACATAAATGCGGTTTGAGTAATTGGTATCCGTAAGACTTAAGGCCGACGGGGTATCACCGTGGTCAGATGTAATTGCATAACCGTTATTTGTAAATTGGGAATCATTGAATGTGGTCACTCCACCGCCGCCCTGGTAGAAAGCCCACGATGAATGATTGGAAATCTTTATACGATTGAACGTCATTGTTCCGGAGGCGTTGTAAATCAGACCACCGTTCCATGACACATTTTTACCTTGTTTGAATGTTATGTCCTCAATAACAATCGTTCTTGAGCCATTGTTATAAATTGCTCGGTACAAATTCATGCCGTCAATAATCGTCGTAGCCATACCTGTTCCGGTAATTGTTACGCCATCAGTAATCGCGGGCAGGTCAGAAGTAAGGGTGATTGTTCCAGTGTTTCCTGGAGCAAAGGTAATCGTGTTAATAGTGGCTGAAGCGTTTGCTGTAGTGATGGCCCAACGTAAAGAACCAGAGTCAGAGGTATCTGAGAGATTTTCAACAATGACAGATGTTAGGGCTGGAACCGTGATTGACGCAGCCGAGTTTGCCGTTAGTGAACCAATTGAGTTTGTTTTGGTTACGGCTACTCGTATTTGTTTCGCAACATCACCCGAACCAACCACGTATGTTGAGGATGTTGCGCCAGATATATTTGTCCATGTGCACGAAGAAGGGTTGCAGGATTGCCACTGATAGGTTGTCGCAGTTACAGCAGAGCCACCGTCACCCCAGGTTCCATCGACTGCGGTCAGAGTTTCTCCATACTCAACAGTTCCAGACATTGATGTTCCGCCAGATGTTGTTGGAGCAGTGGCCCCTGCAAGCAAGGCAAACGACTGGCTCACCGTGGCTGCTGCTACATATGAGTTATTAGAAGAACTATTTGCGGAGATGGTGCATGTCTGGTTTGACGAAGAGGTAACTATGTCAGCAGGCTGAGCGAAGGTAATAGTGTTTGCGCTGGCTACAGATATTGCTGAGTCAATATACATTGATGCACCAAGGACTTGACCGCCCGTTGCGTCATAGGAACCATTAACGAACCTAAATCTGTAATAACCAGTAGATGGGACTATGCCACTAGACGTAACCCAACCTTGGTTTTGCCCACGTCCATATGAAACTAAAGTTGAAGTAGCACTAGAGCCATAGTCGTATGAGTTCCCACTCGCAGAAACCTCAACTAGGTATCCGTATGCTTCGTAGTCATCACCACCACC